ACTGGCGTTTAGGCGGTATATATTTAACGTCAATACCTTTACATTTAATATGATTTCGTATTACTGCTACACTACAGTTTGCTTCAGCAGCCATTTGACAGTATGTTTTACCATTAGCTAATATCTTAGTAGTAGCCCCATATCCTCTAGGCTTACTTTGGCGTTCAATAAATATTAGTTGAATATTATACCTATAAATGTAAAGCCAATTTATAAGTGTTTTCCGTGGTCTATTCCATTCTTTTGCTAATTCATTAAGGGTTACTTTTCTATTTTGTTCAGGCCAATCATAATATTTAATAGGTTGCAGATGTCCTCTCTTTTTTTTCTTAACCTGGTTCACTTATTCCTCCCATATTGTTTAGTTGTTCTTATTGCATAAACCCGTGTCTGACTTTATTCTAGCCATTTGTGTACTCTCCTATAACATGAATTAATGTTTTAGGTGTATTAGAGTAGACTTTACGTTCACGAGATTCATAAACTAATGAGTCATCTTCCCAAATAACCTGGTTAAAACAATCGTACACGTACTTAGTATAATTGTCGATGTCAGGTTTTGTCATAGGGTATAAAGGCATGTTTAATTTTAAACAATCACTTTTTTTACCTATGCCATAGTGGCTTTTAGGTCTTGCAATATGAAAAATAATTTCAATTTTCACTAAGCCATTAAAGCAAGTAAAATTTTTTGGTAATTGTTGTATTACACACTGCTTAAATTCGTCATTTTGCTTATGCTGAGGGTTATACATATGTATAAACTTACCCCTACGAGCAAGCTTATGTCTAGCTTTAGAAATTGGCTGTCCTGGTATACACAGATTGAGTTCTTTAATCATGCTGTTTAATTTTGGCTTTATTAGCAATTTCTTTAATGCTACTCTCATCAGCAGTGTTAGGAACTGCATGCGAATATGCCCAATTAGGCCAATATAACTCAAGCTTAGACGACATTTTTACAGTGTCATGCTTTAACTCAGGTAAGTCACTCCATCGCATACACTCAATTAAATTATCATTTACCCATTTAACTATATGAACATCATCTTTAACTACATAGTATTGTGCATCATGGATATGTGCAGATGGATGAATATCATAACGGTAAGGTGAAGCTAAACAGCGTTTTTGAAACTCAATAGCAGCTCTTTCATTGAGCATACAATAGCTTTGACCTAACGCGTTACCTGCTGATCTACGTTCAGCCATAGCAATAAATGGGGTATAGTTTGTGTTGCAGATAGTTTGCTTTAGAATAGGAGTACGCAATCTTAAACCAAAGGCACAAGTAACATACCCAGTAATACTGGCTTGATCCAGTTTAGCATTAACCCAATCATCAGATACTTTATATAATGAGTGGTAGTTTGTTTCAATTTTTAAAGCAGTATCTTTAGAAAATCCACAGTTTTTTATAAGTGTAGCGAATGTCCCCCCATAAGTTAAGGCAAAAGTTAAGTTGGGGCCTTACTTTGTTGACGTAAGGCCCCATGCTCCTTTTTAAGCTGATTTATTGTATGTACAGAATAGTCTATCTTAGATATTTCTTGTATTTTAGTATCATTTGTTAGAATAATATCCATTTTATTTATTAGCCCTCCTTGCAACAAGCAGCGTAATACTCTTCTACGGAAATTCTCTTATTAGTGGCATCTATAACAAAATCCCCACTTTTACAATACAATTCTTGCCCGTTTATGTTTAACTTAAAACATCTATCTGTATCTTCAGGTAAGCTAACATTTGGTAACTGTTCTCGAAAGTAATAAAATGTACGCAGGCAATGACCATCGTAACCATGCTCATAAACAGCCATTTTATTAGGATCACGGGTAAGCAAAGCATTTACTTTATCCTCTAGAGAATCAAAATCTGACCCACAAAATATATATCCAAATGGGGATATAAATGCTTGTTTAACTAACTTAGCATAAATTGAATTTGAAGGAATATTAGTAAGATTTGGTTCAGACGAAGATAAACGGCCTGACTGAGTACCCCCTAAATTAAAATTACCATATAATCTCCAGCTACCGTCAGGTAACTGTTGAGCTTGTTCAAACGCAGGTATAAAGCTGGTTAATATTTTGTCTGCTTGGGATAATCCAATAAATGCTTCAAGTAATAATGTGTGTTCTTCACATTTTGTAAAGTTAAGTAGTTTAGCAAGTGTTTTAACTCCTGTTGATGGAAAACCTCCTTTAGTAAAATCTATTGGTTCATAGCCTAAATAATCATAAATTAGTCTTTGCAGTTGTTTATCACTATGAGGGTTAAACTTAATTTGAGCAAAATCTTCTATTACTCTAACCTTTGTTTTTAATTTAAGATTATCTGCAGTAACTTTTTCTTGTAGTATTTGATAATGACAATCATTTACTATGGGGGAATTAGCAATATATGCTTTATGTGCTTTAACAATATCTTTTAGTGTAGCTTTAACATTTTGTACTTGTGTTGGGTCAATAGGCATACCAGATAATTCCATTTGTAGAATTACTTTTAACCCAGGTTTAAACAGTACCTCATAGGTATTAAGTTGGTCATCAGCTATCATTTTAGGTGTGTATTTATCAGCTACATACCATGTGCAGCATGCGTCTGTTAAGTTGTATTCAAGCAGTTTAGGCAAAGGTACTTTTTCAGTGTCAGTAATGTCTTCTAAAGCGTAATTACCGGCAAATTCACGTGATAATACCTTAAGTTTTAAAACATTCTCCACAGTGTTATTTGTGGCTAAATAAGTAATAATTTTAGTGTCTTCACAATTACTGTGCAAAATTTCTATACCTTTTTGCATACCTATATAGTCAGCTAAATGCTGCATCCATAATTGATAAACCAATACCTTAATATCAAATGTTGCATTATGATAAATAATTTTACCTTTATAACGAGTAAAAAATGCTCGCAATACTAGCCTAATTTGCTCACTATCTTTATGCCTATCTATAGCAAAGGCTAGTCCTTCACACTGATTCCACGCAAAAGCTATAGTGCTAATTCCACAGTTGTAGAATTTCAATCCTCGTGTCTCTATGTCACAAGTAATTGATTTGTACTGGTGAAGTCGAGCTAAAGCTAAAGTTATATCTTCGATAGTCTGAGGGTACTGAGGATTTTTTAAAGTTAACTTACCTGGGCTAGCATATGTACCTGCCAAGAAGTTAATAACTGTCTGGTTAGCTAAGTCTAACTTAAGCTGTAAAGCAGGATTATAAAGAATGGCTTGGTAATTAGGAGCTAGAATAACGTTAATATGTTCGTAACCTTTGATAGCACATTTTAAAACATGCCCGTAATAAAGGTCTGCCTTAGTTTTGCCTGCTAAAGTCTTAAAATAAGCCGAATCAGCTACTAATACCGTGTGAATATCCATACCTGTGATAACGGGTAAAAGCTCTGCTAAATAGCCTTTTTGGTGTGCTACTGAGCAGTTACCAGATGATGGGTAGTCTAAGCTAAACGCAGCATAATTGTTAGGATTACCCATCACATAGTTATTTTGGATTTGCTTATTTTTAAAACTAGCTGTTTTTATAAGTATTGCCACACGAGCTATTGCAGCTTGCTCTTGTAAACCAAAATAACAAGATAACATACGCATTACTCCTTTTGTGATACTAATAATAAATCGGTGAGTAATTTTACGTTAAGCTTATGAATTACTTTTTTATATTTTTCTTTAAAAGCAGCAATTTCTTCTTCTGTCATTTCATTACCAATATTAAATATACTCGTATTAGAAATATTAGTTGGCAACTGTAATGTGCTAGGCAGTAATTTAGATAAATCGTTAATATGCCTAGCATTAAGCAAAACAATCGATATGTAGTTACTAAGCTGGTTTACACTAGCTATATGTTCAAAATTATTTTCATGGCATAAATTATACATTTGCTGTTTTAACGAAATATGCAATATACGATTTGCCCCACCTTTAATTTTATCACCTCCTGAATACCACTTACCTTCAAATATAAAAGTATTTGTATTTGCTTTCAATAATGCTTGATTTTTAAAGCATAATTTATGTATTTCTAGCCGATTGCTATTTACATAATTTTTATCCAAATAAAGCATTAACCAATCATGGAGCATGTAAATATAGGCTGATCTGGTTTGTCTTGCTTTTACATTCATAATACTATCCTGCGTATTTTTGAGGTAAATTACCATATAGAACTACTTTATGGCTAGCTCTACTAATCGCTACATAAAGCATTCTAGCTACATCTGTTGAGATGTTACACTTGCTTATATCGCTTAAATCAATAAATACAGTGTGATATGTACTTCCTTGGCTTTTATGAACTGTACTTGCGTATACTGGTCTAAGATCAAGCCAGTTATCTTTTATATCAAAATATTTTGTCCAATTTTTCTCTTTAGCTGCTATTTTCTGCGCTGTATAAGCGTCAATTTGATTATTGGGTAAAAATCTTGTTATTCTGTTATTAATCGTTACATTTTTACCAGTAACATTATAAAGTAGCATATCTTGGCTTATACCAGTTATTTTTACGCAAGAATCAGCACTTACAAAATAATTTTTATCTAAAATTGAATTATTCGTGTGTACAAGTTCGCCTTGATTAAATTCAGGAGTATAATTCAGTATACTACGTATAAATTGGTTATACGCTAATACTTTATTGTTAGTCCATGCGAGTATTTTCGCAGTATTAACAGAATAACCTGTATCTGTATACGCTTGTATTACAAGTTCTTTAAACTCGCTACCATTTACGTGTAATATAGATTTATTATCTGGTTTAATTAAATTAAATATTCCAGTTTTAACTGTTTCTCTAAACATAGCCCCAGTTTGCATAATAAGTCCACTATTACGTATAATTTCATTTAAATAAACTTTAGCACAATTAAGAGTCTCCATAATAGATTTTTTTTGTTTAACTGGAGCTAATTGATATTGATCTCCAATAAGTAATATTTTGCAATCAATAGTAGTATCATCAATTATTTTAAATAACTCATCACTAATAAAGCTGGCTTCATCTATAATAATTAGTGTGTTATAAATTAAGCAGTAGTCTTTTCTTGGCTTAAGTTTTGTTGAGCCAGTGCTATAATCATTTACTACAACTAATTTTAATAATGAGTGAATTGTACTAACAGGTTGTTGCATAAAATTACTTAGCACAGCAGCAGCTTTATTAGTTGTAGCAGTATACGCAAAGTCAAATTCATTCTCAGCTTTATTTTTTTTAAGCAGCAAAGAATACATTTTATATCTATTCTTAACAAGTCTAACAAGATGCTTAACTAAGGTAGATTTACCTGATCCTGCTGCACCTTGAATAACCATGTATTTATCTGAAGACTCCAAGAATTTAGAGAATACATCTACTGCCTGTTCCTGATCTTCAGTTAATTTAGCTGTCACTTTGTTTCTCCGTAGTTACATTAAGCAAACTTGCCATTTTAGCCTCTACGTATTGTTTCCGGGTTACAACGTATGACTCTATGTTTAATGCACCTATTTTATCAAATTTTAAGTTACCTTGACCAATGTCATAGAGAGAGCAATCAAGTTTTTCTGCTTTTGCTAATGCGGCCATAAGTGCAACACCATCAGCATGAGGCAGTAAAATTACCATATTATATCCAAGATTAAGAACACAATAGTTACGTACATCATCAATACGAGGATCAATATTTTCTTTAGTAGATTTCATAAGTTATGACCTCACCATAAGGAGCTTTAAAGTTAGAATTATTATGTACTAGCCATACAATAGGTGTCCCCGGGTTATCTACCATTAAGAATTCACCGTCAGTAAAAATTAAAGTTACTGTTGGTTTATTTGTGTGTACCCAGTTCATTAGTTCTTTAATATTAGTACCGCCTCTACCTGTAAAAGTAAGCAAATTTAGTAAATCAGGATCATTAGTGATCTCTTTAATTTCAACTATTTTAATGTTAAAGCTAATTAAAGTTATTTTTTCCGGGTGAAGGACAGTTTGAATATTTGCTATTTCTGCGATAAAATGGCTAAACTCAGCATCTGTTACTGAACCGCTTACATCAACAGCTATGGCTAGATCACAAATACTCTCACTATATACAGAGGGTAAATAGTAATCAGGCAGAAATCTACGATTTGGCTTTTGCCATGAGAAGTCATCCTTACTAAAATTAGACATATAATTAGCTAAAATTACATCCCATTTTAGCTTAGGGTTAATAAATTTATCTAATTGGATTAAAATCTCACCTGGAATAGCTCCAGCTTCTTTAGCGTTTGTTCTAGCTTGTGTAACACCTCGTAATACAGCGTCTGTAATTTTTGCTTCTATTTCCTTTGTCTCAATATCTGAACCAGGATAAATAATATCTTCGCCAATACCTGGGATACTCATTGCATCTTGAGTATCTTGCTTAAGAATTTCATATACTTGCTCTGTGCTCATGTCTTCAAACTGTCTATCTACTAACCCATCTTCTGGTAATTCATATCCGTTTTGGCATAGAGTTAAGTTAATTACATAGTCACCAGCACAGTTCCATAAGCGAGCATCTCGGGTATTTCTACGAGTCATATGGTTTAAAGCTACGTGCAATAGTTCATGTGCGAGTAACCCTATTCTTGCTCTTGGTGATAAACTTACAAACCAGTCAGGATTTATAAACAGGGACACACCATCAACTGCTGCTGTTGCAATTTGTTTATCCCAGACTTGAGATAAAGAAAATAATATCGTAGTGTAAAACAATGTATTAGGCAACATCATCAACCCAATTTTTGCTTTATCCAGCGCTTGTGCATGGCTCATGTGGATTTCCTCTATTGTTTATTATCAAACTGTTTCCACCAATAATATGAATGGATATGTTTATGCTTTTCTAATTGTTCTTTTGGCAAGATATGCTTTTTAATGCTAAATCCATTATTCTTAAGATACGCTTTAAGTGTACTGATAAAGTCGCTAGATTGACTTGAATAGTTATCTATCCATTGCCAAAATTCAGTAGTGTTCATTGGTTCCATTGGTTTAACATGGCTAAAATTAGTAAATTCAACTCTTTTCTTTAATGCTACCATCATGGCACTCCTTTAAAATAGTAAATCACCTTTAATATCAATCCATTGTTTAAATGGTTGTTCTTTAATTAACGCTGCATCTCTAAACAGCATATTTTGGCAGGTAATTGTTGCAAATTCGATTGGTAGCCGATTGATGAATTTAAACAGTTGATCCAGATTACTCACCTTAGCATGCGCTGATACCATGTAAGATATGGCATAAAGCAGACATGGCTCAGTGTCTATTTTAGTAGTTTTTGGATTTTGTATAATCTGGTCAATAGTAGGTAATTTTTCATAAGTATTAGTATACGCAATAAATTCTCTAGCAATACCTTCACTAATAGCACCAGCCAATAGAGGTAACTTGCTACCCAATACGCCTGGGCTGTCTTTAATTAACTTTGACACAAATTGCCATGTTCTAGGGCATGCAAATGTTTTATCATTATGATTTGCGTCAAATTTTAACAAATTATCTGGTCTGCTATTTAAATATCCAGTAACACGATAATCAATATTATTTCTAGTTGCCCATTCAAGCCACTGTTCTATGTCAGTTGTTAACTCAAAATGAACCAGCCTGGATTGCATAGCAGTGCTAAGTCTGTTAACAATAGCATTATTCCCTGCCATATTTCCTGCACATACAATAGCTGTATTAGGGTGTAGCTTATGTTGCCCTACCATTCTATCTAAAATAATTTTGTAACTTGCTGCTTGAGTTGCCAGACTAGCTGAATTAAACTCATCAAGAAATAGCAGAAACCCACACTTATCTTTAGGAATTACTGTATCTTCTAATGGAAATACATTCATAGGCACATATGTAGCAGTACCATTTTTAATACTGGGGAAGCCATTAAGATCTACTGGATCACACTGGCTTAATCGTACATCAATCATGTGCAATCCAAACGCATCTGCAATTTGCCGTACAATGTCTGATTTACCAATACCAGGAGAACCATGCAGCATACACACTAACTTTGCTTTAATACAATCAACGATAAAACTAGCTGCTTCTTTTGGTTTAATTTGCATAACTGGTGTCCTTTATTATTAAAGTTAATGGCTTAAACTTTATCTGTTAAAGTAAATAAAGTTCTCTTTAATGTCTCAAAGTTTACATATATGAGTCTTTTTTAATTAAAATCCTCTTTTTGACTATATACTAAATTAGCCAAAATTAGCCCTTAGAGTATCGGTGTTATATAGTAAAAAATGGCTATTTTTGATTTTTTAGTATATCGGTTTCAACTTTTTGTATTTTTATCTTTATGTTTACATTGTGGTACAAAAAAACAAAAACCACCCCAACAACCGAAGGTTGCTAAAGTGGCTTTGTCTTGTTTTTTACTAATTAGCTTAGTGGATATTCAGAACTTCTAATTAGTTCTCCCAGATCATCTGAGTATTTTACAAACTTAGTATATGTTTGATAGATAGATGTTAGAATACTTGTTAAAAGTTCTGATTCTGCCAACTCAGCCATAATTTCAATATATGTTTTCCGCACATAATTCATGTAATTTGGATGGCATTTAAACTCATCATGAATAGTTAGCACTTCGAATGAAGGTCTATTTAGTGTATCTTCGATAAGTGTCTTCAAGTCTTCTAAATAAATATTAGAAAAGCTATTTAAAGTATCCTCATCAATATACTCGATACCTATAAGAGACATTATTTGAGTATTCTCATACAACTGGCTTAATCTGTGTGCGCTATATTCAGCAGATTTCCTCGACTGTAACAGCTCCAACACACGTTCAAGATTACTCCTATTGTAGTTACACCTTCTACAAAGCTCTCTAACGATAAATCCATCTACTGAGTGTGTTATATTGGCAGCTAGGCTAATGCCTCTCTTAGAGCCTATATTTGCGTTAAATCGATATGCAAATGCTGCTTTGCCCAACTCTGCTACTTCAATCTTACTTTCACACATCTGCATTACAGGAATATAGGCAGTATGCCCATCTGGCAGTATCCATTTATGAAATAAAGCATCTGCTCGCCACGCATCTGTAAATATAGAGATTAAACTACACGCTCCGGGAGCAACAACCTCCCTTGCTGCGTAAAACGCTGCCAACTCTTCTGTGTGCTCTCCAAATATTTCAATGGGTTTAGCCCTACTTCCATAGAAACAAGGCATTAGAGTTGATTTTACGGTGTCTCTGGGTATGCTTACATCTGCAGTGAGATAACTGTTCATTACATCTGTGCATTTTGAGTATAAATCTACTCGTCTATCCCCAATCAATCCAGTGCTCTCAGCAGTAATCTTACAGCCACTTAGAACAGCAAGGATTTGTGGGCCACTAGAACATGCATCCATACCTACTAAATATCCGATTGGTATATCTTTTTGGGCATCTCTATAAGCAGCTACTGCTGCTACATATCTGTATGGGTCTGCTGCTTGTTCAGCATATAATTCAAGAATAGGGCTATTCTCATTAACCCATTCTATTCTATCTTCAAATTGCTCTTTATCTTTTCCAAAATGATTAGCAATGTCTATCTTAATATAGTCTAATGGGCTGTATTCTCTCATAAATTACTCCTTATATTAACACTTATTAAGTTTCTCCTTATTAGCCAGTTGAATGATAGCTTTCTTAAAACTGGCTCCTTGATAGTTAATGTAATACCCACCGCAATAAGTTCTGCCTCTTGCGTCATACTTATGGTTTAGATAGAATTTATTGCCATTCCTAATAACTTTGTCATACATTTGATAGCTATCTGTGTAGAATTTATGCCATTGCTGCTCTTTATCTGGTGTGTCCATTATAAAGGTTGGGCATTCTTTATGCCTTCTAAGAAATTCACTATCTAATGACAGCATAATATTATTCATCCTGTTTAAGTGGTCTAAACAGATAGTAGAAGTGTGATAATTTTCACTAGCACCTAAGAAACACCCTGTATTACTCTTTACTGTAATTGGTGTGTCTTCAGGACTATGTAAATCTACAACTGGTATAGAAGTAGTTATACTGTACTCTGTATAAACCAGAATACTCTTACCATACCCTCTGCGTTCTATTTTAATTAAACCAGAATAACTTATTACAGCTATTACTTCTGCTGCAATTCTAGCTGCGTCTAATTTATTTACATTAGGTATCCTGCTAGCTACCATCCCAGTAATAGCTTGATATGACAGAGTTGCATTTAATAAGGTGATAGTAAATACTATTGTGACTAAATCACATAGCTCGTCATAATCAGGATTCCATTGAGCTATACGGTTGTTCTTACTTTCCCAATATGAACCGTTTACATATTCTTGTAAATCATGCCTGGCTATGTCTATCTCGGCTAACCAGTTATGTTGAATATAATTGGTTAGCCATAACTCCTCAGGGGTTAACATAGTGTATCTCCTTATTGGTGAATAGTTTAATAAAGTATTTAACTAAACTGTTACGTTGCTTAATAGTGTTGTTCCAATAACACTTACTAAGCATCAGTATGGTAATAGCATGTTTCTTAGTCATGACTATCCTCCCACTAAAGTAATGAGCCTACAATGTATGCAGGCTCTTGTATGATTACATATGTTCTATGATTCCTACTATTGTATAAGCTGTTATTATTACAACAGTTACTAGTAGCAGCTTAAACTGTTCTTTAGTGCATATTTTCATATGGTTACCCCTCATAAGATATAATCCAACCATTTAATTCTTGGTCTAATTGTTTAATAATGTCAGCTATTACTACATCATCATTTTCTTGCATGGCTATCTCCTTTGGTAATGAAAAGATAGGTTACCCCAATTAAGAGGTAACCTATTTGTTAATAAGCGAAATCAGCCAAATCAAGCTCATCTGTATTGACTCTCGCTGCTGCTAACGTTACTCTCACTTCCATCATAAGAGTAACAGAGCCACCATTCTGTGTAGCAAACTTCACTAACTTGTCCTCTGCAGCATTAGGATATTTGGCATCTGGATTGAAAATGACAAATCCTCTTTCTGATTTAAGAGGTGACTTCTCCCCTGCCCTGTTAAGAGCAACCCAATTTACATATGCCCTAACTTTGGACTCTTTGACAGGTGTATTCTCATTCTTTGTAAAACCAGGTCTTGTTGCCATAGAACTACCTCCTAGGATATGGTTATAGTGCTACCCAATGCAGCACTTCACTGTTACGCGATAGCGTACGAACCATGAATAATTAAAAAGTGGAAAGAAGTGGACGGAAGAAGAACTACCTTTCGAAGACAGACTATCTAACAAGTTGTGTCGTAGCAGATATGTGTTGTGGTAGTTGGTGAAAATTAGATGACCTGTATCAATTAAGATACAGGTCATATATCGGTTTTGACTACTGATTGAGCATCGCAGAGAATTCTTTTTCTAATTCTAACTGTTGGATTTTATTGATAAAATTGGCACGTACCAAACCAGTCTCACTGATTTGTTTTCCAATACTTGCCACGTCATGACCGACACCGGCAATGACATTTGTGGTATTAGCTGTGGTGATTACAGCCTGTAGGCAAGCGTTACAAGCCTGTCTGATTTGAGCCAGAACTGATTGAGATTGAGTCGTGTCCATGTGCGTGTCTCCTAGGTAGACATTATAAATAGCAGGATTGCCATTCACCGTTAAGCGATAGCTTGTGTTGTTGTAGTTTCTTGCTTGTAAAAACGTGAGGCTGTTTTTGTAAGAGGTAGGGGGGATACTCAAGATTTGTAATGGCGACTATATAGTACTGAATTTACACGTAAAATAAAAATAAAATTTACACGTAAAATAAAAAAAATTTAGCGTATAAAAATAAAAAATAAAAATAAGTACCTTCCTCCAATCCTCTATCTGAAATTACTCTCCTTTGTTCCTTATATAGATATCTAGCAATTTTAGTATAATAATATTAAATACTTAGCTCATTATAAATCCCCTTTTTTTGGGGATTATAAAAAAGATATTGCCCATTTTTTGGGGAGTTTGTATACTGGATTTAACAAGGAGATATAACAGATGAACGATGAGGGGTTAAAACTTTTAGCAGAGGTGAGGAACGGTGATAGAGTTACCATAACTAAAACTAAAAATCAATATAAAACTCCATCGTTTCAAAAAATAGGAGGAGAAATGTCATATTCAACAAAAATAAAAGGATTTTGTAATTTATACAGCCTATTACAAGATTTATCTAAGCAATCAACATGGTTCTGGTGGGGATTGCTTAAAGTAAGAGACTTAGACACTAATATTTGTGTATTCGAAGCTAAAGACCACCTTGAAGCAAAAAAGATAACTATTGCATATAAAGAGTTAAATTTACTTGGTTTAATTAAAAGAGTTTCAAAGCAGCATTACATGATTAACCCTAAAGCATTCATTCCTAATGCAGAAGTTTACGATAAGGTACAAGCTAAGTGGAATTCACTGTCATAAAGGAGTAACACTGTGGAATGTGAAGAAAAAAGATACTTTAAAACTAAACAACAAGCAAAAGTATTTAAAATATTTATCAGTAGTAAATTAAATAAAAAATATAGAATTTATAAGTGCCCGAAGTGTAACTATTGGCATCTAACCTCACAACTACGTAGAAACCACTTAAAGGAGGAATTACAATGTATTACTTAATCATTTACTCACAAGATAAAATTATTGCTAACACAGTCACAGATATGACTCCGGGTGATTGGTTTATTTCTATGGTTCAAAGATTTCCAGGGCATAATTTCTAAAAAAACTTAGAGTATAGGTTTTGATATTTAATCAAATGATTAAATTATACCACACTGTGGTACTTAATAGAGATAAAAGAATATAATTTCAACTTCCACGAGAGCAAGCACGAAGCGAAGCGTAGTGCGCCAGTTCTTGGTGGAAGTTGAAATTATATTCTACTTAGTATGAATAAGTGTTATAATATGCTTACTTACACACTAATAAGCAAAGCTATAGTGGCTTATGCTATTAAGTGTAACTTTTACATTAGATGGAGGTATTATGTGTAATAAACTTAAAACTGTTGAGTTATCAACACCAACTATAGACAAACTATTTATAGAATTAAGTAATATTACAAAAGCTAAGACTAAAAGGGAGCAAGAATTAGAATTTAAATATAATGAACTGTTAATGACAGTTTCACAAAAGTTTAACGGAGAAAGTCGTCATCAAACTGCACTAAGGTATTTAAAACTAGCTGAACAGTGTAGTCAACAAGTAGTACAGCAAAACAAAGAGGTATCTACACATGGATGAACCACTGACGATGGAGGTATTCCAACAAGCTCTTCCTGCAGTTATGCGTAAGAATGTTAACCAGAATCTGCTGGATCAAATTAACAATACCTTAGGGCATCCTGAAATACTTGCTGCGTTTAAAGATAATCTGTTGGATTATGCTACTGTGCTCAACACAGGAAAGTATAAAATGTCCAACTATATCAGTGCAGTTAAATATGTAAGTTTTAAACTAATGGGGTCAACTAATATTGAAGCCTACACAAAAACATTCCCTGATAAGTATGCTCAGTTCTTGGCTGATGGTGTTAATAGTAAAGATATTGCAAGTTACTGCACTGCATACCACAAAAGTAAATTAGTAATGGCAATTATGGAGCAAACCATAATTCCATCACACATATTAAATGCACCGATGTACCAACAAGCATTGAATGTTTTAAGCGATTTAATGCTTAACGCTAACAGTGAGAAAGTAAGATGTGAATCTGCTAACAATATCTTAGCCGCGTTGAAGCGACCAGAAACTCAAAAAATAGAATTAGACATTGGAATAAATAGAGGTGAGATCATTGAAGACTATGAAAAAGCTATGCGCTTAATGGTAGAAAAGCAGCAAGAGCTGATTAGTGCTGGAGGTGACTTAAAAATGATTACTAATGCCACTATAAAATCAACTGAAGAACAGGCTATCCAGTGAAAACTAAGTACGAGAAGAAAACTGTGGAAGAGTGGCTTAACACCGTAGACTATACCTTTGCTGGTTACATGCCTACTGCTGAAGCTCTGCTATTCGTAAACTTTATTAAAGAAGTAAATGGAGGTGCAGAAGAGAATGAAACTCCACTAGTACACTTGGTAATGATGGATAATGTGTTTAACCTTAACAAACGATGTGCTATCCTTTGCCATCGTGGTGTGGGTAAAACAACTTTATTCGGAGAATACCTGGTTCTTTTTATTGCAGCATTTGGTTATTTGCCTGGTTTTGGCAAAACTAACCTTATTTTATATGTCACAGACAGTATTGAAAATGGAGTTAAAAACCTTAGGCGTAATGTAGAATTTCGCTATAATGAAAGTGAATTCTTACAAAAAATGATTCCCAATCAAAGAATTAGCATGGGAACTGATGGTAGTGGTTTTGTTAACACAGCTAAATATGATGAACAAAGCGGCAATGGTAGAAAATTTACAGATATTCGTTTAGAATTTAAAAATAATAAAGGGCACAATCTCGTTGTTAAAGGGTATGGAGCAAAAGCACTTAGTTTAGACACTTTAACGCTAATGGCAGATGGTACACAAAAACTAATTACTGAAGTACAGATAGGTGACTGTGTGGTTAATCCAGGCAACTCTGCTAGTAAAGACTCCCCTAACTATGTTACAGTAATTGGTAAAAGTGAAATATTTAACCGTCCAATGTATAAAATTTCACTAGAAGATGGACGTTATGTAAAAGTATGTGAAGACCATCTAAATAGTGTAATTTTAAGGCTAAACCAAAATAGTAAAGTCAGCTATGCTAAGGCAGTCTTAACCACAAAAAACTTACTAAAACTACAGCGTATTAAAAATAGGGAATGGAAAGATAAATGTACCAATACTTCACATGGAAATCTTTTCTTTATAGAAAACACTAACGTAGTGCATTTTCCAGATCAAGTGTATACAACTGACCCTTACACGTTAGGATTATTATTAGGTGTTGGTTTAGCAGGTAAAACCAATAAAAGCTTAACCTTAACAAACCATACTGGTAACAGATTCACTCCTAAAAATTACTTAATAGGGTCAGCAGCACAAAGAGTGCAGTTACTACGGGGTTTAATGGATTCTTCTGGTTCAATATGGAAAAATAGAAAAATATATTTCTGCAGCAATTCAGAAAAACTAGTTGATGATGTGTCATTTTTAGTGCGTAGTCTTGGAGGTACCGCAAAAAAGAGAAAATTAAAGAAAACATATAAAATTGAAATATGGATTTCTATAAATCCGTTTAGACTAGCGGAAAAAGCCTGTAGATTCACTTCTGCTGGGTTTAAACCATTAGTGGCAATCACTAGCATCGAAAGAATCCCTGACGAGCCTAGCCAGTGTATAGCTGTTTCTGGAGATTTACAGGAATTTATAGTAAATGATTTTATTAGAACACATAATACAGGGGTACGTGGTGCAAAAGAACTTGGGCAACGCCCAACAGTGGCTATTCTTGATGACTTGATTAGTGATACTGATGCTGAATCCCAAACAATTATCAAGACAATAGAAAATACTGTCTATAAAGCTGTGTCAAAAGCACTCAGTCCTACTAAGCAAAAAATGATTTGGCTGGGCACTCCATTTAATGCTCGTGACCCATTGTATAAAGCAGTCGAATCAGGAGCTTGGGGGGTAAGTGTATTTCCTATTTGTGAACATTTTCCTGTTGATAAGAATAATTTTAAAGGCAGTTGGGAAGATAGATTTACATATGAATATGTTTTAGATGAGTACAATGAAGCGCAAGCTCTAGGGTTACCTGCTAACTTTAACCAGGAGTTAATGTTGAGAATTATGTCAGATGAAGATAGGCTAGTCTTCGACAATGAGATAGGCTGGTATAGCTACGAGTCACTCTTAAAGAGAAAGGGTGCTTTCAATTTTTATATTACTACTGACTTTGCAACAAGCGACAAAGAAGCTAGTGACTATTCTGTAATTGCTGTATGGGCTTTAAATCATCTAGGGCAATGGTTTTGGGTTGACGGGGTATGTGCAAAGCAGAATATGGGTAAGAATATGGATGAACTATTTAGACTGGCTCAAAAATGGAAACCGCAGGCTGTAGGAATTGAAGTTAGCGGTCAGCAAGGCGGGTTTATTCCATGGATTCAGAGTCAAATGATGGATAAAAATATATTCTTTACTCTAGCCAGTGACAGCAATCATGGGCAACCTGGGATTAGACCCAATACGAACAAGATGGTTAGGTTTAATGTCATGGTTCCACATTTTAAAGCACATAATATCTTTTTCCCTACTGAAAAAAGACAAACATCTATCATACAAGAATACGAAAATGAACTAGCACTAGCAAGTCCAGCAGGTTTTAAGAGTAAACATGACGACTGCATAGATACAATATCTATGTTGGGCTGTTTAGTAGTGTGGCGACCAAGTGAAGAAGTACCTATTGTAACAAAGAAAGATTCAAATATTTGGGAAATAGAAGACGACGAACAAAATACTGGACGTATACAATCTTATATTGTATAAAAGTTTAGAATACACTCTAAAGAGGCTTTATTATGCTAACATTACAAGATTTATTCGATATGCTTGCTTATGGTGAGTTAAGCAGACTTGCTGTAGGTAACTCTACACTAGGAACAATAGTTGAAGCTGATCACCCTAAGATAGTATCACATATAAATCTTGGTTTAACTGAACTACACAAACGGTTTAACTTAAAACAACGTGATTTAAAGCTGCATCAAGTTACAGGAGTTAACACATATTACTTGCGTTCTACATATGCTGCTGTTACAGAATATGTAGATGACACTACTTACATTGAACACACTGTAGAAGAGCCATTTACAGATGATTTGTTAAAAGTTCTTAGTATTAAGACACCAGATGGCACAGAATTACCTATAAATGACTCTACTAAAAATAATTGGGTTAGTATTCCTCTATTTGACACTTTAATTTTCTCTAATATTAGTGTACCCGAGATAGTAACAGTGCACTATCAAGCTGACCATCCTAAAATTGTTGTTGAAAACAGCTTTAACGCAAAAAATATAGACTTATTTATTCCAAATTACATACTTGATCCTCTTCTTTTATTTATAGCAGGTAGAATTGTTAGAGGAATGAATACCTCTCCTGCTGAAGGTAGCACACAGCCTGTTAATACATTTATGTACCAGTATGAACTAGCATGTAAAAAGTTAGAAACTCTTGGTATCATGACAGATGACAACACAACTAGATTGATTTTTGACACAAGAGGATTTGTATAATGCAACCTGGTAAATATGACATAAAAATCTATCGTGGTAGTACATTTGGTATTTCCTTAACTGCCTCAGATGATAATGGCCCAATAGCTTTTTTACAAACATACACATCTGCACGTATGCAAATACGTCCTAGCTGGGATATAAGTAAACCAGGGCATACTGTAAGAACTCCGCTGTTAGAACTGACTACGGCTAATGGTAGGCTTCGTTTTGAACAAGTTGGGTTAGAAGCTCCCTATGTGGAATCGCTAACTATTGAGCTATCCGCAGCAGAAACAGCAGCATTAAAATGGAATAGTGGAGTGTACGAATTAGAACTTGTTATTGATAGTGGCACTCCAGAGGCTGTGCCTATTGTTGATAAATTTTTATACGGTACTGTAAATGTAACAGGAGAAGTTACTGTATGAGTAGTTTACCTGTCAAAGTTACAGTTGTTGAGCGTCCTATTTATATTAACGCAAAGGACAATACTCCTACTCAGATTAACATTGCTGAACAGGGTACAACTGTCAAAGTTTTGAACTCAAACCCTGTCGTAACAGTCAAAGGTGGGGGAAACCCAACTATTAACGTTGCTTTAACAGGAGGACGTGGGCCAGTATGGCTACCTGGGCAAACTGCTGATGTTAAAGAAATTGTACACTTAATGCGTGGTTTAGTAACTGAGTTAGAAATCGAAGAAACATTTTTAAACAGGATCAATTTAACTCACGATACTTTGCAGGCTTACGTGAATCTGTTTGATTCTTTATTTGGTTCAGATGGGTCAGATTATCATAATGTTAAGACTTACCTGTCACAAACAGGTGCTTCTATTGACCAGATTGCTCTTGATGTCAGTGTTCACGATCATAATATAACAGCTTTAATGAGCGAAATATCACAGCAGGCAACTAAAATTAACCTAGCTGTTACATCCTTAAAAGACTTAAATGATCCTGGTGGATTTATTGACTATGCTAGTAGCCATATTGCTATAGCTGCTGAACAGATTGCCATGCAATCTCAGCAAATTACTGATATGGCAGGGATGATCGATAGTAAATACGGCGAATTTATTGTTAGTGCAGATAGTATCTACGCACATGTAAACAATATTGAAGGTCAAGCTAATACTGGTTTTAACGATATTAAAAATTTAACAATAGAGCATGACGCACATATTACACTGTTAGCTGATTCTATAGAGTTAGGCCTGATGACTGTTAACACTCAAACTAATGAGTTATATACTGCCACGCAGACACTAACAGCAGCTAACGATTTATTAGCTTTACACGTTGAATCCCTTGATAGCACAGCTAGTGAAATGACAGCTATCCGTTCTATGATGGCTAATTATTTTGGTATTACTGTTACAGAAGACAACCAGGGGAATAAGATGATCTCCGGGTTTAAAATGTTAGTACACCAAAATTGGATTTTAGAAGCACACAATTACGCTATTGGTGACACATGCTGGTATATAGACAGCGCATATAAGTGTATTTTAGCACATGAATCTAACAACCAGAATAATCCTGTAGCAGGAATTGGTGTGTATTGGCAGTTAATACCCGAAGAAGACAAGTCTGTGTTTAGTATTGATGCAAATAACTTTGTAGTGTCTTCTGTGTCTGGTACAAATGTTACACCTAAAAAAATATTTCTTGTTGATGCAGATTCTGGAGAAATAACACTTAATGCAAGTATGATTGTCGGAGGTGATTTACGATCTGCTAACTTTAGTGATGCCTTAAAAACTGGCTATGAATTAAGCCATAACACGGGTACGGCTAAATTTTATAATATACAGATGCAATTAACTTCTACTTCTGATCTTACTGGTGTACCTATTGAAAATTTTCATCCTACTTTTGTAGCTTTTTCTGAGAATGCCGCTGCTGCTGCTGCAAACGCTGATTATGCTATGAGCAGAATTAACGATATTACCAGTGACACTGTAATTGACCCCAGTGAAAAGTCTGCGTTATTGCAAGAGTATAATATTTTAATCGCAGAACAAGCACAATTAGTAGATAGAGCAAATCAGTATAGTATTATAACGGAAAGAAATGCTTATAACACAGCTATAACAGCATTAACAAGTTATTGTTTGCCATATATTAGTGATCCTTCTACTGCTGCTCAATTACCAGATAGCACTACTTTTAATAGTAAGTTTACTGATGTATATGCTGCTAAAAATAATTTATTAACAAAAATACTTGAAAAATCAGGCATACTGATTACAGCGACAGCAGTTGATGTTGCAGATGCTCTTGGTAGAATTGATGATATTACTGATGATAGTATAATTGATCCTAGTGAAAAACCTGCTCTATTACAAGAATATGATATTTTAGTTGCTGAACAAGCAAATTTAGTAACTAAAGCAACTCAATATGGCATTATTACTGAAAAAAATAACTATAGTGCAGCTATGAGCGCACTTATAAGTTATTGCCCTCAGTATATGGCTAATCCTACTATTTCTACACAATTACCAGATAGCACTACTTTTAAGACTAAATTTTCTAATGCATACAAAACAAAAAGTATTCTACTAGCCAGGATGATTGAGTCAGCAGGGTTATCTGCTGTTTGGAGTAGTGTGTCAAATATTCCTACTGATAAAATATACGCCAATGACGCAGCGACAACACTAGGATTTAACCCATCGTTTGAAAAATGGACAGGCGCACTGCCTGATGGTTGGTCAAACTGGAGCGGGGCTTCTCCCACAAAGGAGACCACTATAGTTAGATACGGTTCAAATTCAGTTAAAATGGTATGCCCAGGGGGGGCTACTCAAGCTGTTGGGCTGCACAAAGCAGTTATGTGGAACACCGCTCCTTTGCCTCTTGGGAGTTTTGTAGCAGGGACTATAGATTTTTATATAGCTTCTGCCATAGGAGTAGGAAAACCTGCTATATACGTAGTACTATATTACAACTCTAGTGAAGCTGAAGGTTTCATTTTTACTCCTGACACCAGTATACTTAACGCTTGGCAAAAAATTCCTTTTTCTTGCAGGTTAAAAGGTGCTGCCAGAAGAATTTGTGGGGTACGGATTTATATACTTGGGACATGGAGTGCCACTAATTATTACCAAGGAACTTGTTATGTGGATGGCTTAACTTTCCACATATTTGACGCAGCGATAGATAATGCTACATTAGGATATAATGGTAGTACAACAACTATTGATGGGGGGAAGATACACGCAGATTCCAGTATTAGTATCGGGCAAACAGCCAATGTTGCCGGAAATAGATATTGCCTTATCAATGGGGGCGACATAACTTTTTATGATTATTACAATTCTCAGTTTAATGCTTATAAATCGCTGAGTAAAATAGTCACGGGGACATGCGCTCACAACGCAACAACGAATATTGGGTATTGGAGAGTCCCCCCAAAAGTTATGGTCTCCCCCAATTCTATCACCACTTATAAGCCTAGTGGAGTCAACCAAGAACAATCCCTGCAACTGTCAGCAAGTGTAACTCATACAGGAGGAAATATATACCAGTTTACTCCTGTATGCCGTTTAGTTTTTGGTACAGGAGGTTACACACAAACAGCACCAGCATTTAACACAGTCACTGTACGTGACGATTTAGTTGACGCAGGTGGTAGTTATGGCTGGTGGGAAGGTACAAGCACAGCAACTTCAAGGCCAACTACAAGATCTGTAACTGTGAATTTTGATTGGAGTACACAGTTCGCTGTGCAACCGGGATCAGCATCTTATGAGTATGACGGTATAGTGTACTTTAAGTTAAAGTATTACACAAATGGTTGGTATGACGGGCCTACTGTCTCATTAGCGGTGACTCCGGTGTCAAGGGATATGCTATACACAGGAAGCTCTACTGTTTCCTGCTCTGCTTCAACAGACATACTTTACATCAAGATGTGTATGTATAAAACATATGGCACTGCGTGGCGCTTTTCTACAAGTAATGTGTTTTCCCAACGCTACACTGATAATGTCATGACTTGCACCTCTGCCACTTTAACCGTAGGTTCCTCAGTGGCAGAAGCGGTGGGAACGTTAAATTACGTAGCCATAGGAGGCTGATGACATGCCAAGGGAAGACTATTCTCCTCTTTTATGGGGGCGCTTACACGAAGATTTTCCAGATGAATTTCCTGCCCTCACAGCCGAGGAACAACAGGTTATCGATGAACACGAGATACGCCAACGTTACTCCCTCTTGATGGCACAAGTCGCACAGCCATACACACAAACAGAAAGGGAAACATGGTTCACCCAACTCAAAGAAGCAGACGAGTATATCGCAGATAACACAGTGAGCACACCTATGTTGTCAGCAATGGCTACAGCCCGTAATATTACAGTAGCTACTCTAGCTGCTAAAATTAAAGAAAATGATGCCTTATTTAGACAAGCTATTGGCACTTTATTAGGCCAGCAGCAAGCAGAACTTGACGCATTAGCAGTATAAAATATTTGATAGTAAAAATTTAACTATTCACAGGTATAGCAATGGCAGATACCCCCCAAGTAGAGACACAAGCACTTACCGATTGGGTTAACGAACCCACAATTTTAGATTTAAAACAGAATATTACAGATGCTAAGTCTGCCACTGATGAGTACACTGCTAATGTTAGTAGGTGGCTGGATGCTCGTAATATTACTGGGTCAGCCAAGATAGCAAAAATTACTGGTAGCTCTAATGTGCAACCAAGGTTAATTCGTAAACAAAATGAATGGCGATATTCATCTTTATCTGAGCCATTTTTAAGCACCTCAGATTTGTTTAATGTAAGGCCTGTAACAGCAGGAGATAGGAATAGGGCAAAACAAAATGAATTAGTTCTTAATAATCAAATTAACACTAAATTAGATAAAATTAAATTTATTGACGCTTATATTAGAGACGCTGTTGATACGGGTAGTGTAATAGTTAAAGTAGGTTGGGAAACAGAAGAAAGTGAAATTGAAGTAGAAGTACCTACATACGAGTTTGTACCAGATGAGACAGGACAAGCACCACAGCACTACACAACACTAATCCAAATGCAACAGCAAGACCCTGAAGCGTATGCTGACCGTAGCACTCCAGGGCTAGACCAAGCGTTACAGTTATTTTTAGAGACTGGTGAAGCATTGCTGCCTAAGCAAATAGGAACAGAAATCCAGACTAAAAAAATTGAATCAAAAAACCAGCCATGCTGGGAAATTATTGATTCTAATAATCTAATAGTTGATCCTTCTTGTAATGGTGACTTTAAAAAGGCAAGTTTTATCGCTGAAGCGTTTAAAACATCACTGGCAAATTTACAAAAAGATGGCAAATATACTAACTTAACAAAAATAGACATTGAAGCAGCCTCACCTGTAGCAAGTGCTGATTATGTTGATCCAGGAGACTCTAGTTTTAACTTTGCAGATAAATCGCGTAAGCAATTTGTAGTATACGAGTATTGGGGTTTATGGGACATTAAAAATAATGGGGTATTGGTACCCATTGTTGCAGCATGGGTAGGTGATACACTTATTAGACTGGAAGAAAATAGGTTTCCTGATAAGAAGCATCCATTTGTTATCGCTGTGTATATGCCAGTGCGCAAGTCAGTATTTGGTGAACCAGACGCTGAATTACTTGAAGATAACCAAAAAATTATTGGAGCTGTAACAAGAGGAATGGTTGACCTACTGGGTAAGTCAGCCAATAGTCAAACAGGATTTAGAAGAGATTTTTTAGATGCAGCTAATAAACGTAAGTTTAATCGTGGTGAAGACTACGAATTTAACGCTGGTGTTGATCCAAGAATGGGTGTGTTTACTCATGTTTACCCAGAGATACCCGCTTCTGCTATGACTATGCTGACTTTACAGAATAATGAAGCTGAAAGTTTAACGGGCATTAAAGCGTTTAGCCGAGGTATCTCTGGTGCTGCACTAGGTAACACAGCTACTGCTGTAAGAAGTGCCCTAGATGCTACAAGTAAGCGTGAGTTAGGTATTTTGCGCAGGTTAGCAAGTGGCATTATTGAAATTGGCCGTAAATTTATTAGTATGAACGCAGTATTTCTTTCAGAAGAGGAAGTAATACGCATTACAGATGAAGAGTTTATTCAAGTAAGAAGAGATGATTTAGCAGGCAATTTTGATCTTCAACTTAGTATTAGCACTGCTGAAGAAGATAATCAAAAAGCGGAAGAACTTGCTTATATGTTACAAACTATTGGGAATAATATGGATCAAGGGATGACTAATATGATCCTTTCTGATATTGCAAGACTAAGAAAAATGCCTGATCTCGCTAAAAAAATTGAGCAATACCAACCTGAACCTAATCCTATGTTAGAGATGAAAATGCAACTTGAGATTGAACTGCTAAAAGCTCAAATTGCTAAAGAGCAATCTCTTACTATGCACCACTCAGCAACGGCTGAATTAGAAGGTGCTAGAGGAGTTAAAGAGACCACACAGGCACAGCTTAACTTAGTTAAATCTGGCACTGAGAAGGCAAAGGCTAGACACCTAGGCAGCCAAGCTGACGTGCAAGATTTAAACTATCTTGAGCAAGAATCAGGAGTACATCAAGAACGAGACTTGCAAAAAATTGACAGACACCATGAGCATAATGTTAAAGAAAAAGCAGTTGATGCTTATCTTGCAAAGCCACAAGTAATAGGGGAATGACCAATAATGGTCAATAATTATCTCTTCTGGTTTATACTAGAAGAGGACACACGAAAAGGTGATTTATGAGTCAGAATGAGGAATCCCAAGCATTAGAAATGTCTATTGAGCAGGCTAGAGAAAAGATTGATCTTGGTTTAGCACTTGATAGACTAAAAAGTAACCCTGATTTTAAAAAGGTATTTTTAGACAAATATTTAAGTTCTTACGCTTTACGCTTGGTTAATCTAAAAGCTGCACACCAGATGCAAGATGAGAAAAATCAAACTTACATTGTTAATCAGCTTAATGCTATTGGGCATTTAACTCAGTACATGCACTTCATCGTTCAAGAAGCCTATCATTCAGCTAAAGCACTAGCTGACAGCGAGCAGGAACTTGAGTCTTTGCGTAGTGAGGTGTAACTATGGCAGACAATCTTGAAGATAACGAGCTAGACACAACTAATGTTGAAGAAGATAATACTGAAGAAGATAATACTGAAGAAGACAGTAATGTTTTAGATATGTCTGATGAAGACTTCCTTAACTTATCCAACAATTCTACTGCTAATTCCAACACTGCCACAACAGAAGCAGAAGTTGAAAAACAAGAAGAAAGTGATGAAGTTAGTAACACACCAACAGATAGTGAAGAAATAAATAAAACTGTTACAGAACCTCAAGATGAAGAAAAAAATACAACTTTACCCGATACAGCTAGTGCACAACTCACGTTAGATGACGCTAACCAGACTAAACCAGAAGACCAAGCAGATAAACAAACAAACACAGTTGTTATTGATTATAAAGTTGAATATGAAAAATTAATGGCACCATTTAAAGCAAATGGTGTGCAAATGCAGGTTAAAAACACAGATGATGTTTTAACCTTGATGCAAATGGGAGCTAATTATCATAAGAAGATGGCAGGACTGAAGCCAGCTTTAAAGATAATGAAGCTACTTGAACAAAATGACTTAATGGATTCTAGTAAGATTAGCTATCTAATTGACTTGCATAAAAAGAATCCGGATGCTATAACAAAATTGATTAAAGATAGTGGGTTAGACCCATTATCTGTTGATATTGATTCAGAAAGTAAGTATAAACCCCCTAATAGAACAGTTTCTGACACAGAGTTAGAGCTAGATGCAGTTCTTGAAGAAATAAAAGATACTCCAACTTATGCTAAGACTCTTAATGTTATAACTGAAAAATGGGATGGAAAAAGTCGTAATACAATTGCAAACAACCCTCATATTATTAGCGTAATCAATGGGCACGTTGCAAATGGTATTTATGACAAAGTAATGAATGCTGTTGAGTACGAGCGAAGTTTTGGTAGACTAATAGGTATTTCAGATTTTGATGCTTACAAGATGGTTGGTGATGCACTACAATCACAAGGGCAACTCAATATTGAACAACCTGTAGCAACTACAAAGCAAATGCAAACTCCAGCAAAAGTAGCAAATAAAATCACAGAAGAACAGCGTAGTGCTGCAAAAAAAGCTGTCAGTCCTACGCAGAGTGTAAAAACATCTGGCACACTGACAGACTTTAACCCTCTAGCTATGTCTGATGAAGAATTTATGAAGTTAGAGAAGTCTAAATTTATTAAGCGATAATTTTATCGTTATAGGAGATACGACAATGGCTTTTGAAAACGCTCAAGTTTACGGTACTGGAAGTAATTCTAGTATCGGGGCAACCCAGATGAACACAAAGTATTATGAGAAAAAAGCTCTTATAGAGTTAGCTAAAGAAACCTATTTTGGCCAATTGGCAGATACGATTTCTATGCCAAAACACATGGGTAAAACTATTAAACGGTATCATTATCTTCCTCTTTTAGATGATGCAAATATCAATGATCAAGGTATTGACGCTAATGGGGTAGGTTCTGATGATACTAGTTATGAGTGCTCCGTAGCTGTAACTATGTCTGACGGGTCTATCCCGCGAATTCCACCTTATTATGGGCGTTCAGTAGATAATAAAGTATACTTTACTGGTATTGGCACTAACGGAGCGGCTGCTGAAACTAACTGTATTGCAAAGTTGATTTCTTGGTGCACAGCTGATGTAGAAGGTGGTGGTAGAGCTACCGCTTGTATCGATGCTGCTGCTTTTGCTGTACTAATGACAGCCGGTGGCGCATTGTTTGACGCTGGGTTTAGATTTACTGACAAAGCAGGTAATACTTTAACTGTATTAACTGGATTAGACGCTCTTGCTGTACCTCACAGTGGAAATTTGTATGGTTCTAGTAAAGATATTGGAACTATCTCTGGCAAGTTGCCTGTACTATCTGAGACAGGTGGTAGAATAAATCGTGTAGGCTTTAAGCGTTTTGAAATTAACGGTACGATAGCTAAGTTTGGTTTCTTTGACGAGTATACACAAGAATCTCTTGATTTTGATTCTGATGACCAGTTAGAAGAGCATATCAATCGAGAAATGCTGCGTGGTGCTAATGAAATCACTGAAGATGCTTTGCAGATTGACCTGATTAATGCAGCAGGTGTCGTGCGTTATGGTTCAAACACTGTTACATCTACTGCAGGAGTAACTTCTGCACCTACGGGTACTGCTACCACTGTAGCACAAATGTCTGGTGTTGCAGCTTCTTGCACGGAAGTTAGTTATACTGACATTATGAAACTCAGCATTGACCTGGACAATAACAGATGCCCTAAGAGTACCAAGGTTATTACTGGCAGCCGCATGGTTGACACGAAAGTTGTTAATGCGGGCAGGGTTATGTTTATTGGGTCTGAGTTACAGCCTACCTTAGAAAGACTCAATGATTACCACGGGAATCAGGCGTTTATTCCTGTAGCTCATTATGCTGATGCAGGCACTGTAGTAAATGGAGAAATTGGTACTATTGGTAACTTCAGGATTGTTGTTGTTCCTGAAATGCTGCATAAAGCTGGTGTCGGTATTGCTGAAGATGTTAATGCTGGTTATCGTGTAACTGATGGTAAGTATGATGCTTACCCAATGTTAGTTGTAGGTAGTGAGGCATTTACGACGATTGGTTTTCAGACTGATGGTAAATCGTCTAAGTTTAAGATTTTCCATAAAAAGCCTGGCGAATCAGCTGCAGATAGAAATGATCCTTATGGTGAAACTGGATTTATGTCTATTAAATGGTACTATGGCTTTATGCCTCTTCGAAGCGAAAGAATTGCGGTACTTTGGTCAGTAGCTCGCTGGTAAAAGCTACAGATAAACTCAACAGCACCTCTCCTGTAAAAAGGAGAGGTGCTTACCTTTACAGTAACCTGACACAAATAAGGTGACCCACATGAACGAAGATATGGATAAAACCAGCGTTAACCCAGAAGATGCTATCCCGGATGAACTTACTCTGTTAAAAGAAAGAGCTGACATAATGGGTATTAAATATCACCCATCTATTGGGGTAGACTCATTAAAAGCTAAAATAAATACTGCTTTAGCAGATCCACCTGTAAAAGATATTCCAGTATCTAAAACGGAATCTGCCAAAATAGCACCACCTGTGCTATCACAGGAAGCTTTAACCCAACAGTACCACACAAAATTACGCAAAGAAGCACACAAACTCATACGTGTACGCATTACTTGTATGAATCCTAATAAGAAAGACTTTCCTGGTGAAATTTTTAGTGTTAGTAATGCTATTATCGGTACAGTAAAGAAATTTATTCCTTATAACGCTGAAGCTGGTTACCATATCCCATATGTATTATATGAAAATTTAAAAGAAAGGCAATTCCAGCATTTTTCGACAGTTGAGCTCCCTGGTGGCAAAGTAAAAATAGAGACTAAGCTGGTTAAAGAATTCGCTATTGAAATCCTTGAGCCACTCACTAAAGAAGAATTGGCCGAGCTTGCAACACGTCAGGCTCTGAATCATAGTGTTGATTAAGGTATAAACAATGTCACTACCTAATTTAGATATTATTGCTTTAAACCCAGGATTAGATGGTAACGATCCACAAATTGAACTGCTAACTACAACTAGCATTGATGGTACAGGAGTTTTTGACCAGTTAATGCGTACAGTCAAACTGCATCTCTCTGAAGAATACAATGCAGGTAGAATTACTGGTAAAGAGTATTCAACAGTATATATTGGTGCATTAACTGCTGTGCTACAACAAGCAGTAGCATATATTGAGCAATTCCAAAATACTGCTAAAATTAACGCAGAAGTAGGTTTAATCCACCAGCAGATTGTTACAGAACTAGCAAATACATCTGATTACATACTGTCTGGTTTAGGTTTTGGTAACGCTGGTGCAGTTGGTGGTTTAGTTGGCAGCAAAAAAGCTATTGATTTATTACAAGCAAATTTGGTTGAAGCACAAGTAGAAAAATCTAATAAAGAAGTCGTACTTATAGGGCAACAAATTATTACTGAATTAGCACAGACTAGTTCAACTGAAGCTATCCCTAGTGGATATGGGTTAAACTCAGGTACTACTATAGACGGATTGGCTAAAGCGCAAAGATTAAAACTTGACGCAGAAACCGATTTAACTAAGCAAAAAGTTGTGACTGAAGTTGCTCAGGTATCCGATACACTGCCTAGTCTAAGCTATGCTAAGCACGCTACGCTAAGTGTAGCTGGTATAGCTGTAGAAGCTAAGAATAAAACTAATGCTGAAGCCAAACTGTTAAAACAAAAAATTGTTACAGAACTAGCACAGACATATGACCATATACCTAGTGGATACAGTATAGACACTGGGCAGACAACTGTTAATGGAGTTATTGAGAAACAAAAACTATTATTTGCACAGCAAACTGATGGATTTAAGCGAGATGCCGAGCAAAAATTAGCAAAGTTAATGGTTGATTCCTGGTCAGTGCAGAAGACAGTAGATAGTAATACATTAGTAACGGGTACTAATTTAGACGCTGGTTCTATTGGTGCTGTAATTGCTAAAGCAAAACTAGGCATTGGGGTGTAGATAATAATATCTGGTTTAGTAAAAGGAGCTTCGGCTCCTTTTACTTTTTGAGGATTCTTAATGGGAATATTTGGGAGTAAAACTAAAATCAATGTATTCTCTACTACCCTGCCATTAGCAGGGGGTAGTAAAGACTCTCTACATGATACTCTTCTGTATTCAATCGTACAGGATATACCTTTTACGGACGCAATTAAGTACGAAACGCTAAATGGGATGGCCTCTAAAGTAGCGTCTATGTATAACTATGCTAGAGATTATTATACTCTTGGCTTACCCCAAGGTAGGCATGGCTCTCAATCTTTAATACCTGAAGCAGCCGTTAAGGCTAGAATAGAAGAAGACCAAGCTCCACCATATGGGGTATATGTTGAATTTTGTTTAATGTCAATTTTAACAGCAGATTTAGCTGTACTACCTATTTTACGCAGAGAACGAAATTATAACCCAACAACAAATAGGATAACTGCATTTCCTCCTGATTTTAGAAAACCCTACACTGGTGTTGTTGCAGTAGACCAAATTGTATTTTCTACTGATATGGCAACATTTGACATAACGTACAAAATATTCTCTTTAGCAACCCAACCTGAAGTATACCCTTCTACAACTGGGTGGTTTCCACCTTTTACTTACACAGAAACTTTTAATACAATTCCTAATTTAGTAATTGGGCGTACCTATGTAATTGCTAAATACTATGATTTAGACGTAAATTTAGTACCAATCAATCATGAAAAGTATTGGTATTATGATATTTCTACTAATAAATATCCTGGTTTAACAGCACTAGCCACTAGCAATGAACATGACGCGTTCTTACCTGTTGTGCCTATTCGCTATAATAATGTTTCGCTTACTGAAGGTGCTGCTAAAAACACAGAATTATATGCTACAAGTAAAAAACTACTTAAAAAAGTCAGCATTGACATTGACCAACTAGGGTCAAAATTGAATGCTAATCCAGACATATCTGAAATAGACCATGCCTATGTTATATTTGGTGTAAATTTACGCGATGCAGATGAAGCTGGTATTCACTATTTAGTTGAATTTTTTGATTATTTATATGGTATATCAACATACACCCGGTTAGATTTTATTAAAACTTTAAGTGAACGGTCTGATTTAGCAGAAAATTCATTTAAATTTTTAGATGTACCTAACGCTGTAAGCGACCAGTCAGAATCATTTTCGTATAGTTCAGACTTAACTGTAAATGCAGTTAATGCGGTTGATTCTATAAGTATGCTAGAGCATGGTTTAGACACACAAGTTAATTACACGTATATATCATCAACATTTAAAGCAGGTAGTATTGGTAAAGTAGGCACAGCAACAAAAGAATTATCTAGTATTCCTCATAACACAGCTACATTCTCATTTTCAAGAGTGACCGGTACTGAGTATTCAAAAGTAACCTTACGTTTACAAGTTACTACCACTCATTACAAAGAAGTTATAATAACAGGACTAGTCCATATAAATAATATTTATAAAGGCCATAGTGTTTACACTTATATTTCAGATATAATAAATGATCCTGATGAAAACAATTTTATTATTCCTATTCATTACGCAGTAGCATTACAACTTCCTCCGCTAGTTAGGAATAAGCTATTCGCTGATTCTTTTATGCTAACTGTTAATAGCTATAAAAAAACTAAAGTTAAATGGTATCAAACAGGATGGGCTAGAGCACTTATTATGGTAGCTGGTATTGCTATTACAGTGTGGTCTTTAGGTACTATGGGGCCATGGGTAGCAGAAGCCATAACTGCACTTGAAGCTGGTTTAATCGCGTTTGTAATGTATATATTGCCAGCAGTATTATTAAGTGCTGCTTTATATTATGGTTCCCAGTTACTAATTAAACAAATAGGTGGTGAACTAGCCACTATTCTTGCTATTGTTATAGTAGTAGTTACATTTATATATAATCCAACTGGAGCTGTAACTATAGTTGGAACGCAGATGCCAACAGCTCAGTTATGCTTGTCTGCCTCTGGTGCATTACTTTCAGCAGTTAATACTGATTTACAAAGGCAACTTTATGACGTGTCAAAAGAAACTGAGCTGCTCACTCGTGACATGCAGACAAAACAAGATGATCTTGATAGAGCACTTGAACTTTTGGATACTCGGTCAGATTTTAATCCTTTAACTTTTACTAATGTTATCAATTATAAGAGTGTACTAAATGAAACACCTACTACATTTTATAACCGCACAATTCACACTGGTAATATTGGTACTATTGTGTTAGACATTACTCATAACTATTACGATATTAGCTTAAAATTACCGAGTACCAAATCGTATATCTAGGAGGTTTAATCATGAGTGACACATTATCGAACTGGCAAAAAATTCGATTACCATATCCAACTTATAAATATGGGAGTAATGCAAACAAAATTAGTCCAGCATACCTACCTACAAGTGGGTGGGATTCATCCAGAATGAATACTAACTCGAATATTGTAGATGCTACTGACCCATCATGGGGAGGAAATTCGAATTTGGGTGTAAATATCCAAGGGAACCTGGAAAATTTGGGTCAAGCTAACTTTAGCAACATATTAGGTAATAACAGTGCGTTATCTTGGAACGGTGCATTTGGGGGAACAGACCCAATAAGCAAGCTGCACAATTCAGGATGGGTAAGCCCACTATTGCGGCTAGGTAAGGGTGGCTTAGACGCTTGGCTTGGCATACAGAAGCTGGGCTTGGCAAAAGATGACTTAAAATTTCAAAAAGATGCCTTTAGCAAACAGTTTGACACACAAAAAACACTTACTAACACTGAAATGGAAGATAGACAAAGAGCAAGAGTATCATTTAGCCCTGCTGCTGAGTCTGTAGACAGCTACATGGCACGAAACCGTGTTAAATAAGGAGAATAGACTATGGCTCCGATAACTTGGCAAAATATTCACGCACCAAATTTAAGTAATACTCTGTTACTGGGTCTTACATCTGCTGGGCAAGATTTTAATAATGCTTTTAATACCTGGCAAGGTGGTATTAGTAACTATCAAGCACTTGACGGGCGTAATTGGGAACAAACTGCTAAAAATAATACTGCAGATTACACAGCTCAAATACAGCAATTTCAAAATTATAGTGATTTAGCTAACGCAGCGGGCAGATTTAGCCCTGCTACACTACAAGCTACCCATGGTGTCCAACAAGATAGTGATGCTATTCAGAAGGCTTTTAACACACAAAAAGATGTGCTCAGTGGTAAAGCCATGAATGCTGGTTTTACAGATAGTGAAACAGCTTTTCAAAAAGATTTTGATCCAGCGAATGCTTTAATGGCATTCCAGAATAGCATGAGATCAGCAAAGGTTCCTGAAACTGAAATACAGAAAAAAAGTGCAGAGTACCTAAATCAAACTGCTGAACAACATAAGTTACTCACAGATCAGATTATTGATAAGCACACACAGGAATTGCTACCAGAGGTAACAGCAGATAACTATAAGCAGGTAATACAAGATGGCATTGCTAAGTATGGCTCTCATCTGTTTAACCCGGCTAAGATTGAAGCACTAGGTAAAGAAAAAGAAACTACTCGAATTAACGATGTAACTGCTGCTAGTATTACTTTAGCTATGCAGAAACAAGATATTACCCCAGCAATTAGCAGTATTATAGGTAATGAAAAGTTGCCTATTTCTACTCGGATAGCAGCAATGGAAAACTTACAAAAAGTTTTTAAAGATTCCATGTCTGTTACTCAAAAACAACTATTAGAAGCGGAACTTGCTAAAGCAACCGCTATGGGGCAATTTGAGAGAGATTCAAGAGAGACTGTAGATAATATTACAGCTAATAAAGTAAAATTGGAAAGAACAAACCCACTTCTACTAGATATTAGAGATAAAGCAAAAGCTGACCCTACTGGAGATGTAACATATAATGGTATTGTATCCCAATTTGCAACAGAAGGCTGGTTTAAAAATTTACTCCCATCTGGAATGACTGTTGGTGATGAAGCTCAAAAAGCACTAGTAGACTTACGAACAGAATTTAGAAATGATCCTGAATTACCTGTAGGAGCCGGTGAACAAATTTTAGCTGCTACGTTACAAAGTGGGGTAGGGCAAGGTGAACCTTGGTATAGTAGTACACGCGCTATTGATATTGATAAATTTCGCTCTGCTGCAAAGCAAAATATGCAAGATTTTAAAACTCATGATGCGTTAAACACTGCTACTACTACTTTAGAAACAAAATTTAACAGAACTAAGCAAGATTTTGAAAATTCCATAAAAGAGGGTGTAATAAAGCATCAACTGAATGCTTTAAGTAATAATTTATCTGGTGTACCAACTAATGCTAGTGACACTATCAATGGTGAAGTACCATCAAACTATATTAAAGAAAAGACTACAACTGCTAGACAGGGTGCAGCAGAATTAAATAACCCTATGATGGCAGTTTATGTAGGACAGAAAGGGGCATCCCCCAGTAAAACGGTTAATGAAGATGGGCTTTCTTTTGCTCAATGGGCAACACTTGCAGAGGGAGAGCAAGCGGCAGTTTCACAATGGGAAAAATATGCAAAGCGAGGGCTGACCCTAGAGCAAGCGTGGCTAACCGCTACTCCTGATACAAAAGCTAATCCTAACGTTAAACAGCATATACTTGATGGGGCTAAAGAGTTAGGGCTAGACCCTAAAAAACCTATACCAGCTGATAGACTTGAAGATGTAGCTATTGCACATGCTGCAAGAGAATCTACCATGTATAAAGGTAAAACTCCCTTTGAAGCGCGTAATACAACGCAAGCACAAACAGCAGAAGCTAAACTAAAGGATACAGTAAAAACAACCCAATCATTAGAACAAGCTAACCCCCAGTTAGTTATAGAAACACCAGCAAAAACAGAAACACCAGCAGATAAAGAAAAAGCTATAAGGTTAGCCTTAAATGGTACTGGCAGAGGTGGCACATTTTTAGATAATGTGGATAAATTTATGCAGCCTTTAAAAGACAGTGCAAATGAAGGTAGCGTAAAAGTGCAGACAAAGTTACAAAAAATAAGTGATGATGTATTAAATAAAAATAAAAATTTACCTGCTGATTCACAAATATTAAAGTATGCACTAAACGAAAACATAAATAGGATTAACGCAAATACTAAGTTGTCTAGCGCAGATAAATCACTACAAACTGCAGTGTTAAAACAAAAACGCAGAGAACTAGAAGAAACAACTGACCCAGATAAACTAGATGAAATTAAACTTACTATTAAAGCTATACTAGCTGATATTGCAAAAAGAAATACTAACGAAAGTTAAAGGGACACTATGCCAACTTTTAGCGATTTGCTCGCTGAACTAGTAGTAACTCCTCAGTCAACTGCACCTGTAAATCCAGCAGAACCTTGGTTAAATATTAGCCGTAACGCTTCCTATTCTTTCAGTTCACCAGAAGAAAAAGCTGCTATTAAGGCAAAATTTTTAGCTAATACTCCTAATGGGCAAGCAATGATTAACCAAGTTGAAGGGCCAAATAGGTCATCCTTGGAAAATTTAAAGATTATTGCTACTGAAAGTTTACGCAATGCCTTAGACGCAGCACGCTTATCAGACGATGTTGCAACAGGCATTATTGATAATAACACATCTGGTATTTTAGCTGAAAATGCAAAGCGTGCTTCAGAACAGTATATTCCTGAATCATTAAAAAGTGCTTATGAAACAATGAGCACTATGAAAGATAAATGGAATAATGCTCAAGGATTCAGTGAATCTCTACAAGCTGGTTTATCTATTGCAGGAGAAGCTACAGAAAAAATATTTACTAATCCAGAAGGCATAGCTCAAACATTTGCACAATCGGCTGGTAATATGTTGCCCTCAACCACAGGGCAAGCTATTGGAGGCATTGCCGGGTCATTCTTACCTGTTCCAGGAGGTAAGATGTTAGGTGCAGGGCTTGGTGCATTAGTAGGTGGTTTATCCACTGAAGCTGGAGCAAGGCTAATTGAAGAAGCTCAGCTAGAGCTACAAAGATTAGGCTTACCTCCTACTGCAGATAATTTTACAAAAATATTTAGTAACGAAACGTTTAAAGAATCAGCAATGGCAAAAGCTAAGTTAAAAGCTATTGGTACTGCTGGTGTAGATACTGCTTTAGGAGTTGGAATTGGTAAAATGGGAATTTCTGCTGCCAAAACAGCAGAAAAGCAAGCAACTCTTATGGCACGTAGTGGAGTTAAAGCTGCTAAATATGGCTCAGAATTGCTTTCTGAGCCATTTTCAGAAATGACAGGGCAACTAGCCGCAGGAGATAAGATAAACGCAGGTGAGCTTGTTGGTGAGTTCTGGGGAGGTGTTGGTGGGTCAGCTATTACAGCTCCTTTAGATGTAGCGACTTATGGAGCTAAAGAAATACAGCATGTAGCAAATACTGCTCCTGCTGATTCAGACTCCATAATGGAGACTCGAACTGCACATGACTATGAAGATAAAATAGACGCTCTTACTCAGGCAAAAGATGTATCTGAATATAGCAACCCAGCATCTGCTATGTATAACCCTGTACTTGCAGCAGATGCTTTAGCAAATATTGCTACTCAAACAAATATTTCCGATGATGACAAAGCAGCCATTAAAGAACAAGCAATAGGATTGTATAATCAGGTTAGCACTAGTGTAACAGAAAACCAGAAACAAATGGCTACCTATAGCCAAGCATTCAAAGATAAAACTATCTCTGAAGAAGACATAAGTAAAGCTAAAGTATTAAACGCTACACTCAAGGCACAATACGCGCAATTAGACGCTATTGATAAGCAGCATAATTTAATTAGCAGCGTGCCTGATACAGCTACTATAGAAAATACACTAAATGACCCTGCAAAACATACTGATGAGGAGATAACTGGAGTTGTAACTCAAATTCTTGGTTCACAGAATTATGTTGAGCATACTAATACAATTCTAACTCCTACTGTAGTAGATAATATTTTAAATAATGCTACTGTTAGTGATAACGTTAAAGAGTTAGTTAAATCAACTGTAGCTTACTCTAAAACTATGGCTGAAGTCAGCAGTGATATTATTCAAGGGGGTGCAGGATACAAAGGATTACTAGCTTATCAGCAGAATATTTCCAAAGCTATAAGTAAAAATCAGCCAACCGCAGCTACAGAAGAATTAGCCGCATTGGCTAAATTTGCTAATGATAAGCAAATGAGAGCCTCTACTTTTAGGAATTATTTAATTGGCTTAACTGTTGCTGGTAAGCCAATTAGCCAAATAGACAAGGATAATATGGCTATTCTTAACTCTCGCAAAGAGAGACTTGATAAAAGTGCTTTTTACGCAAATCCTAAGAATACTAATAAGTTATTTAAGTTTACCCCTTATTCTATCGGTAAAAATAAAGCATCAATCGCTCTAGTTGAGCAAGCAGAATTAGAAGCTGGGTTGTTAGCTAAATCTGTAAATTTAATGGATAAAGCAATTAGCACTATTGCTAAATCTAAAAATGCAGAGGCTACAGTTAATCCTACTGTTGAAACTACTAAGCAAACTGTTAGTGACACTGCCTCAGCAGTTGCAAGTGAAGTACAAGAAAGCTCAAATATTACATTAACAGCTACACCAGAGGTAAAACCATTTAAACCTTTAGCATATGTAACAAAAGACAACAAAATTCACATTAAATCTGATTTAACTGAGCAAGAATTTTGGGATTACATAGATGGTAAGGCAGACTCTGTTACATCTGAGCAAAAGAAAGTTGTGCTCAATCAGTTAAAAACTAAACATGGTATTACAAGAGAATTTTTAACCAAACAATTATCTGATCTAGGTAAAATTAAGACTTTCTTACAAAAACATGAGCAAAGTCACATTAACCATAAAGATAAAAATACCTACTTTAAAAATGGTAAAGACTATTTAACTCAAGATAAAATTGATATTGAAATTCGTGCGACATTAGAGGCTTTAGGCATCGGTAACGTGCCTCCTGCCAGCACCGAGGGAGGAACGACCGAAGGTGCTGTAAAGGAGGCAAAGTCACCGGTATCTAGTAATACTGAACAACTTAATAATACAGAAGTATCATTAGATGCCCCAGAGTATCTAACTAATACCGGAGAATACGATAATATCCAAGATTCTGATTATACTAATTACATAGATTATGAGAATTCTTTAACTAATACCCCATTTGAAATTAGTAACACTCTTAGCCAAGACGACAGTATTACTCTCTCTACTGAAAATACTCTTGCAGATCTAATTCCCACTGAGCAAAGCAAGCAAGAACAGGCAGCTAGTAAACTTACTGATAGAAAAGGCAATATATTTACAATTATAAATAATATTAAAGAATTCTTTTCTATTAAGAAAAATAAATCACTATTTCAAAAAACTACTAATGTAGTGCAATTACTTAACATGCACTTACGTAACAACACATTAGATAGTTTAACTACAGTTTTTAATAAAAATAATCCTGTAACTGTACCTGCACAAAAAGCAGTAGATTCAATGATTAGTTTTTACCAATCATTTGACGCAGCTAATCGTGCTATTTTCAAAGAATTCAAACTAACACAATTTGTTTTTCGTAAAAAAGATCCTATACAGTTCTTTTCAAAAAACGGAGTATTAGATGAACATATTAAACAAGCTATTGCTTTGCACTTATGGCATTGGTTAGCTACTAAAGGAGCTGACACACTATTTAATGATGAAAAAGGTGTATGCAAATTATTAGGGTTACCAGAAGAAACTGTACTACCTCCATCTGCTGAAGCACTTGCAGAGGTAGGGGTATCTTCTAATATCCTTGTTGACACTATTGGACATGAAGTGCTTAAAACCCTTGGATTTGCTGTTAATAAACATGCGCTAACCAGTGAGCAGGAAAGGCTGTCTATGTCAGTTGGTTTAATGGCTATTGCTACACTTGAAAAGATGGGCATTCTTACTAGGCATAATGTACCTGTTGGTTTAATTAACGCTATAAAACAAGATATTAGCGATCTAAATGAAAAAGGTATTATCACCAGCCATGAAGTTATTCCAGGGCACACAGCAGCTTATTTTAGGTTAACTCCTGCACTAGATACTAAGACTAATATTGAAACTATTCCCCAGTTTATTTTAGATATTCAGCATGCTCATAACCAGGCTAAAAATACCTTTGCATTTATTACTAGAGGAGAACCAGATAAAACTAACTATAGTTTTGTAAAACCCGCATTTAAAGAAAATTACAAAGCTCCTATTAAAAATAGTAAACAACTTGCTAGTAAAGTACAAACTGCTAATTTAATTAAAAATGACAGCCGCTCTTGGGTTGCTAACAGTTCAATGTTTAATATATTTATGCTAATGAGTCCTAAGCATAAACAGCTATTACAATATGCTGACCCTACACAAAGTCATATAACTAAAAAACGCTCTGCTGAAAGTGTTAATCGCAGCCATGACAAGGCTATTAGTGACTCTTTAGCGTTATTAGAAGAAGCTAAAAATAATGGAAGTTATAGTACACCATTTTATATTTTGTCTGAGCTTGCAAAACAGACACGTATGCATCAAGTAAGCAGTGTTAATCCCCAAGGTAACAAAATTCAAAGATGGCTATTTTCTATGACTGATTGGGCAACAGAATTCAGCCCTATTACTAATAAGAAACAAGATGACAATTTCCATTTAGCAGTTGGTTTAAGTCTTGGATTAGAAGTAGCAAAAATAGGTAGTGCAGAAGATGTAATAAAAGCCACTAAAGAAGAAGTTACTAAACCAGCAGTTAGAAACGCTATTACTGCTTTAAAGAACATATTCAGTAAAGAAACGCTAGATACTATTAACCCCAAGCTAACCTTATCCTTACAAGAAAAATACAATAAAGAAATAGACACTATTCTTAATGGGGTAAACGCGTATACTGGTGTATTACATACACTTAAAGGTTTAGTTGAATATGCCAGATACGAACTAGCTATTCAAAATAAAACTAAGTTAACTTCAGATATTGCATTTGAAATAGATGGGCGTACTAATGGCGGAACTATTGGTAGATACCAATTACTTTCTAACCAGGATAAAGAAATTAACGGATTAGCTCATGTTGCAGCATTGCAAAGTGCAGGTATACAATTTAGTGATGCTGAAGATGATTCTTATGTTTATTCTTCATCTGCAAAAGCAGAAAATATACATCATCATGACTCCTATCAAACTTTAGGCATGAAATGGACTAAATTTTTAACCAAAATAGAAAATAGCCTAATTGCTGGTACGCATCATGATTCAATAGTTATGTATGACAAAATACAAGCTATGCGTAAATTACTAGGTGACTTTAAAGTTGAAGGAGGCATTGTAAACAAGGCAATGCGCCAACTCTCTAAAAAACCTAATATGCTAACTATGTACGGCATTGGTAATGAA